GAAAAAAATACAGTATGTATTATCTGATAGGTGGCATCCAGATAAAAGAGAATTTACACTTATAGATGCTAATGATAAAAAGAAAGTTTTAATTAGAGCTGATATTAGTATAGATAGTAAACAAACTTTGAAACCTGTTAGAAATTTGCCAGGTAAAAATTTTTATTGTAGGAGTTTTGATTTAAATAATTTAGATCAGATGAAAGAAATTGAAGAAGAATGCTTGCAATATAGAATGTGAGTGGATGAAAACTAAACGCCTATTGGTTAATCCAGATGGCCAAGTTTTACCTTGTTGTTATTTTGCAAATAATTTATATCTCTATGGTAATGTGTTTGTACCAGAAGGAGAATGGGGACCAAAAAAACATTATGGTATAGAAGATCAATTAGTAGATATAGGTAGAGCTGCTTATCATACATCAAAAGACAAAGTGTTGATGAATTATAATAAAAATAAAGATGAGTATAATGTTTTTAATAAACCTTTAGAAGATATTATTAATTCAGAATGGTATACAAAAACTTTACCTGAGTCTTGGGATGATCCTGAAAAAATTAGTCCGTGTTGTAAAACAAATTGTACAGTAAAAGATGACTAGTTGTAAAGCCCCATTTAATAATATGTATTTCACAACCTCCGGTACAGTAGCACCGTGTTGGTTAACTGTAGATACTAAGGAGATATGGAGTAAAAATAATTCTATTAGTGATATTTGGTTTGGTGATAAGTTCCAGAAACTCCGAAACGATTTATCTAATAATATTTTTGAAGGCCCTTGTAAAATATGTAAGAAAAATATTGATGATAATGTTTGGTCATTATCTAAAGCATACGAACCCTATTCTGTTACAAAGTATCCAACAATGATGGAGTTGGAGTTGAGTAATCAATGTAACCTTGAATGTATAATGTGTAATGGAAAATTAAGTAGTGGTATAAGAAAGAATAGAGATAAACTACCTCCAATGCCTATGATGTATGATGATACGTTTATTAAACAGTTAGAAGAATTTATACCACATTTGGAAGAATTGAGATTTAATGGTGGAGAACCATTCGCACAAAAGATAGTTTTTGAAATTTGTGAAACAGTTTCTATATTGAAACCAGATTTAAAAATCAATATAGCCACAAATGGTACAGTCTATAATAATAGAGTGGAACAGTTATTAGATAATTGTAAAGTATATTTAAATATTAGTATTGATAGTTTGATTAAAGAACGTTATGAGGCTATTAGAATCAATGGTGATTTTGATTTGTTGATGAAGAATTTTGAAATCTTTTTAGAGTATACTAATAAACAAAATCATACTAAAGATAGAATGGAAGTAGTTCCTTGTGGATTATGTATTATGGTTAACCCAATGAGAAATAATTGGGATGAGATGATTAATTATGTTAGATGGTGTGATGAAAAGAAAGTTGATCTTTGGTATAATACCATTAGATATCCAGAACATCTATCTATTTGGAATTTACCTACAGCTGAATTAAAATATATTATAGAAACTCTTAAAACGGAATTGAATTTATTGCCTAAAGATATTTTAAATTATGATAAGGCCGACCATTTAATCAATAATCAATTTTCTAATTGGTTGTTGGAGAGTTATGATTTGTAAAAACTAAAAAAATTACGAGATGGGGGTTGACAAACCTTCTAGAGTGTGTTAGGCTTATAAATAGTAATGAGAGATGCCTTCGGGATCTTTTATTTTAACCTTGCTTGATTTTAAAGGAGGATACTGAAATGGTAACTACTAGAGCAATCGCAAATATATTCGATCAATTTGATCGGAGTCTTTTAACACCTTACGCTGTTGGCTTTGACCGGGTCTTTGACAGGTTACATGACCACTATGCATTACATCAAACGAACTCTGGATTCCCACCTTACAACATTCGTAAGGACGGAGACTACAATTTTGTCATTGAGTTGGCACTTGCCGGATTATCAGAAGATGATTTGGAAATTGAAGTATCAGAAGGAACTTTAACTGTTCGTAGTGTTGAGAAGAAGGAGGAAAAAGATGGCGAACTTTTACACCGTGGTATTTCTTATCGACAGTTTAATCGTAGTTGGACTTTGGCTGATGATGTTGTTGTGAGAGAAGCTAAGATGGAAAATGGAATGCTCACAGTTCATTTAGAGCGTGTTATTCCAGAGGAGAAAAAACCTCGTACAATTAAGATTAATTAATCTTATGTCGTGGGGCGGACATGATATGAACGTCCAAGGGACCACTAATTCTAGCCTATAGGAGACGCATATTAGTCCGCCCCACACATTCCACTTGACAAAGTATATTAAGTGTGTTAAGCTTATAGAATAAATTATGAGATGTTATATTATGGCAGAAAAGGTAGATTATAGATTTAGTGAAGATGTTATTTTGAAAGATTTGAAATGTTATATTGATAAAACATATACTTCTCATTATTCAAAAAGAAAATATCAGTCTACTCAGTTCATAGAAGATTGTGGACATGGTGAAGGTTTTTGTATGGGCAACATCCTCAAGTATGCCCAACGATATGGTCGTAAGAACGGAAAGAATCGTACCGATCTTATGAAGATTTTACATTATGGTATAATCATGTTACATATACATGATTCGGAGAGTGAAGATGAAATTAAGTAATGAAACAGTGAATGTATTGAAGAATTTTTCTTCTATTAATCAAAATATTTTGGTGAAAGAGGGAAATAAGCTTCGTACAATTTCAACAATGAAAAATATTCTTGCAGAAGCTAATATAACAGAAGCTTTTCCTAAAGATTTTGGTATCTATGATTTGAATGAGTTTTTAGGTGTATTAACTTTAGTGAAGGATGCTGAATTAAAATTTGATAGTGAGAGTTTTTTAACAGTCAATGGTGGTAGGACAAAGATTAAGTATTTCTTTTCTAATCCTTCTATCCTTACAACTCCACCGGAGACATTTAATCCTCCGGAGTGTGATGTGTCGTTTGATATTCCGGGGAAAGTATTAACTAATGTTTTAAAAGCTTCTGCTGTGATGCAACTTCCTGATATTGTTTTAAGTAGAATACCTACAGACATTACTAGGATACAAATTATTGCTACAGATTTAAAGAACGTAACATCTAATAATTTCACAGAACAGTTAGATGATATTACAGGAGATCCTTTTAGATTTCATTTTAAAGCAGAAAATTTTAAAATGATTCCTGGTGATTATAAGGTGCAAGCTTCTACAACTGCACAGATATCTAATTGGCTAGGTAACGTAGCATCTTATTGGATTGCTATGGAGGCAGCTACCGACTGAGAAGGAGTTTTGTTATGAATAGTAAACAGGGTGGGTTTACTTTAATTGAATTGATGATTGTTGTTGCTATTATGGGCATTCTTGCCACTATAGCAACACCCATGTATCAAAATTATATAGAAAGGGCTCAGGATGTAGAAGAAGTTATGCTTTCTAGAATAGATGTTTTAGAGTGTGCGTTGGATCCTAGTTTGCCAGGGTGTATAGGTACAACAACTGCAAGTACTGCATCTTCTTCAGATGTGGGTAGATGTTATGTTGTAGATTTTAGTAAGCCTACAGGTAATAGAGAGGTGCCTTGTGTCTAGTATAGAAATACTTTATCATTTTACTTGCCCCAGTTGCAAGTTATGGTGGAGTATAGCAATGGGTAATTTTGCTAATGATCTTGATCATTTGTATGCCGATCTAGGCATAAATTCTAGAAAATTTTATTGCCCTTGGTGTGGAGAACAATCAGAATATAATGTGGAGAATATAGAAGATGACGGCGAATATCCTGTGGGTGGAAAATTATCGTCCAAAGAGGATTAAAGATTGTATCCTCGTACCCTCAATTAAGAAAACTTTTTTAGAGTTTGTAAAGAATAAAGAGATTCCTAATCTCTTATTATCTGGTGGACCAGGTGTAGGTAAGACGACGGTAGCCAGGGCTCTCTGTGAAGAATTAGATACAGATTATCTTATTATTAATGGCAGTGAAGAATCTGGTATAGATATTCTACGAACAAAAATTAAAACTTTTGCTTCGACAGTATCTCTTACTAATAGTAATAAAGTTGTCATTCTTGATGAGGCTGACTACTTGAATCCACAATCTACACAACCGGCATTACGAGGATTCATTGAAGAATTCCATCGTAACTGTCGGTTTATTTTTACGGCTAATTATAAAAATAGAATTATAGAACCATTACATTCTCGATGTTCTGTCATTGAGTTTAAGACTAATGGTAGTCGGGATAAACTTGCTAACGAATTGTTGAAACGTATAGAGTTTATTTTAAATACAGAAAATATTAAATATGATAAAAAAGTTATAGCAGAACTTATAATGAAACACTTTCCAGATAATAGGAGAGTGATTAATGAATTGCAACGGTATAGTGCTTCGGGTGAAATAGACTCTGGCATTCTTGTTAATCTTTCAGAAGTTAATATGAAAGAATTAACCACCCACTTAAAGAATAAAGAGTTTACAAAGGTCCGTAAATGGGTAGTTGAAAACATCGACAATGATCCTACGAAAATATTTCGTAAAATTTATGATAATCTTTATTACACTATGGAACCCAGCACTATACCGTCTGCTATTATTGTGATAGGAAATTATCAATATAAGGCTGCATTTGTGGCTGATCAAGAGATTAATCTTTTGGCTTGTTTAACAGAGATAATGGGCCAATGTAAGTTTAAATGAAACTAACAAAAGATAAAAAGGTTTGGATACCAGATGGAGATAATTGGTGGTGGCGAGATGGGTATGAAAGAAAACAATTTCTTAATGCTATGAAATATGTTTCTAATAGAAAAACTGCATTAGATATTGGAGCTCATGTAGGCATTTGGTCGAAACGTTTAGCTGAATTGTTTAATGTAGTTATTGCTTTTGAACCTGTACCAGAGCACGTTGAGTGTTGGAATGAAAATGTAAAAAAATATAATGCTTCTCTACAAGAGGTAGCTCTTTCTAATAAAGCTGGTAAAGTAAATATGAAAGTTACAGGACACAATTCGGGCATGTCTACTTTAGAATATTATGCTAAAAGAATTCGTACTAGTAAGGAGATATCCGTAGAGACAAAAACTTTAGATAGCTATCATTTAGGTATAGTAGATTTTATGAAAATTGATGTAGAAGGACATGAAATGAAAATGTTAGAGGGTGCTATGACCACAATACAAAGGCACAGTCCTATTATTTTTATAGAGATTCATAAGAAAGAAAAAACCAAATCAATTAATGCTTATGCTTTTTTAATAGGGTTAGGTTACCAAGAGGTAGCTAATTTAGGCTCATCAAATTATTTGTTTTCAAAATGAAAGATGCTTGGAACGATAGATTAAGACAAGATTATCAGAAGTGGTTAGATAATAATAACCCAGATAAGGTAGATTGTCTTGGTGACGATGAGCTTCGACAACTTATAATGAGTGAGTTGGAATATGTTTCCGGCATGTCGGTTGAAGAATATGTACTTTATCAAAAATGGTGTGAAGTAAAAAGAAAATATCCAATTAAAGAAGTATCAACACTTTTTGGTAAAGAAAAACATTTGTTAGATAGTAAACAGAAACACGTTATAGATAAAGCAAAGTCTATGATATGGAGACCTGAATCTCCTGATGATTATTTGAAATTAGAACCAGAGTTGATTCTAACAGATTATAATGAATGGTTACTAGAACAGTTCCAGACAATAAGAACTTTATGTCATACGCAAAGAAATCATAATAATATAGGTAGAAACATGTATTACCTTGTGGTAGATAAACCTACAGGTAAGT